CATGCGTATGTCAGTCAACATGGATACCGCCGTCAAACACGTTAAGAGATCACTTCAAAGTTACTCTATACAGGAGTGCGCAAAAGCGTTGGTTGGTGGTGTGAAGAACAGTGTGCAACATGTGCTACACGACAAGAAAAAACAGTGTGATGATGCAGTTGCCGCGGTGGGTTTGGACACATCGCCGTATGGTGATGCCAAGAAAGCCTCGCAAAGATTGATGGCTGAGATACGGAGCATGGTACAGGCAGGGCATACGTTCAATGACAAGGAGCTAGATGCGGACATACGTGCCATGTTTACTTTGACCGAAGATCGTAAACTGTTCAGTGAGGTTGTGCCTATGAATTTTGTACACGTCAATGAACGCTACGGACAACAGGTGGTAAACTGTGCGCGTATCAAAGATGTAACCAACTACTTGTGCGAGATAGATACTGTGCAGACATTCGCAATGGACAAAGTACCAGAAGACGTGGAGCATAAGTGTGCGGCCTTGAGTATATGTGAAGATGGTCACTTTGTTGAAGGTGTTGGTCACCGCGTAAATGACCACACGTTTTACCTCTACGTGTAAGGTGTTATAACATGGGTACAACGTCTGGTATTACTTACCGCGTAAACGTAGCTTACGATACTAAACAAGTTACGATAACAAGCATTGGCATGAACTGTGTTGACAAAGAGATAGATGGTGATTATGCTTCTGTGGACGAACTTCCAATGTGGATGCAAGACAGGTTAGCTGTACTGTCCCTGTTGGAAGTACCACCACCGCCTAACGATGTAGATGGTGTTGGGTGTAGGATCGGCCCATATTTGTTTTGGGTCTACAATTAGGGAAATCCCTAAATGGCGAGGGGTCACGGCTCCTCGCTTCTGGGGTACTGGTATCATAGGGGGTCACGTTGGCTAAATGGAGTTTAGATAAATTGGACGAAGGTAAATACGCAAAGCTACAAAGCAAGGTTGCCGTACAACGCAACGAGATTGCTAGGCTTACTCAAGTTGTGGATAAGCTAATGGCTCAACGCGAACAACTAACCAAAGATTTACAATGGATGCGTGGAGAGAAAAATGACACCCGAAGCGAAAGTTAAAAAGAAAGTAGTGGCGCAACTAAAAGAACTTGGCGCGTACTACTTCTACCCTGTTACAGGTGGTTACGGACAAAGTGGAGTGCCTGACATCGTGGGTTGCTACAAGGGTTTCTTCTTTGGAATAGAGTGCAAGGCAGGGAAGAACAAACCCACACCCTTGCAAGACAAAAACCTAAAACAAATTCGAGCCGCAGGTGGTCTGGACTTAGTTGTGAACGAAGACAACATGCTAGGTGTTACCGATGATCTGAAGGCATGGTCTGTTATAGTTAACTCTTAACCCAAGCTATGAGTGGGTTGCGGTTTTATTATTTGTCCCGCGAAAACCATAGCAGTGTAGGCAATGCTCTCCATGATACTTTTTATGGCGTTGTGACTGCACCGAAGAAACCGCGATATGGTTAGTCCCTGTGTTAGCTCTCAGGGCATCACTTTAACAATGGAGGCAGGCATGGATGATAATAAATTAACCCCGTTCCAAGAGAACGAACTAAAATGGTTGCGGCGACAAGTCGATAACTTGCAGGACGAAGAAAATCGAAAAGATGCACGTCCTAATGTAAAGCGTGATCTGTGGGTAGCACGGGAACACCTTGATGTGTTTGTTCGTGGTCTGAGACGTGCAGGTAAGAACATATGAACGAGCTTGAACGTGTAAAGTATGAAGACTTGTATAGGCAAGCATGGGAAGCACAAAACAAAAAAGATATAGCCGCGAACCCACGCCTGTCTTTGCGTAACAAAGCTATACGCAATGGTAACAATAACAAAGTAAATGGGCATCTGGGTGGTAGACCCAAAAAGGAGGCTAACAAGTTACCCCTAACTAAAGAAGCGGAAATGGTTAACAGAATGTTGCAACGTGGCATGACCTTAAAAGCCGCCGCAGAAATAATCGGAATGAGTCCACGTTGGGCTTCCGACATAAAAAGAAAATACGATTTGCCAAGATAGGAGAACGGCATGGTTAAGAAGAGTAAAGCGGATAAAGTGTGGGCGTATAAAATTAGGCATCCGCAGTCTACTACGAGCGAGATCGCCAAGGCTACCAAAACGTCTTATGGGTATGTGTATAAACTTATGCAGAAGATCGGCACACCGAAAGAAGTGTTCGAGAAGGAAGCGCGCAGGACTACACGCGGTGCTGTGTTAGACACAGCCAAGAGTTATGTGACCAAAGATCGTGCGGCTGACCACGGCAATATGGAAGATAACTTCACCACCATCGGAGACTACTGGTCTGTGCATCTAGGCATAAACGTAAGTGCTACTGACGTAGCTGTTATGATGAACCTGTTGAAGGTTGCACGTATCAAGTCAAACGCAACGCACCCTGACAACTGGATCGACGCCTGTGGGTACATGGCATGTGGTGGCGAGATAGCGAGTAAAGGCTAATGGAGCTTATAACATTAGACTTTGAGACGTATTACGACAGGGACTATTCTCTGCGTAAGATAACAACAGAAGCCTACGTCCGTGATCCTCGTTTTGAGGTGATCGGCGTGGGTGTAAAACTTAACAATCAACAAACGGAGTGGGCAAGTGGAACGCATGAACAGATTAAACAATACCTCAAGGGCTTCCCTTGGGAAAAAGCTATGTTACTTTGCCATAATACTATGTTTGATGGTGCCATTCTTAATTGGCGTTTTGATATTCGTCCTCGGATGTATACCGATACTTTGTGTATCGCCCGTGCTCTACATGGGACTGAAGCTCGCGCAAGTCTCTCTGCGGTTTCTGAGAGATATGGTGTCGGCGCTAAAGGGCACGAGGTACTCAACGCAATCGGTAAACGGCGTGGAGATTTTGAACCCGAAGACTTAGGTAAGTACGGGGACTATTGCGTCAATGACGTAGACCTCACCTACAAACTGTTTAGCATAATGGTCAAACGTTTCCCGCGGGAAGAGTTACGTCTTATAGACGCTACGTTGCGTATGTTTACTGAGCCTACGCTGACATTGGATCGTGACCTGTTGAACTCTCACTTGCAGGACGTAAAAGCACGTAAGGAAAAACTGTTAGCTGATGCAGGTATAGAAGATAAGAAAGACCTGATGTCCAACCCCAAGTTTGCGGAGTTGTTGAAAGGGTTTGGGGTGAAGCCACCCATGAAAACAAGCCTGACTACAGGCAAAGAAACATTCGCATTTGCAAAGAGCGATGAAGATTTCAAAGCGTTAGCTGACCACACAGATGATAGGGTACAAGCCTTAGTAGCCGCACGGCTCGGCACGAAGTCTACGTTGGAAGAAACGCGGACACAGAGATTTATAGACATATCGGACCGTGGCCTTCTGCCCGTCCCTGTAAGATATTATGCGGCGCACACTGGGCGTTGGGGCGGTGATGATAAGATCAATCTACAGAACCTACCTAGCCGTGGGCCAAATGGTAAGAAGTTAAAGGGTAGCATAACAGCACCCGAAGGACATTCATTGATCGACTGTGATAGTTCGCAGATCGAGGCGCGTGTATTGGCGTGGCTTGCAGGGCAAGATGATTTGACCAAGCAGTTCGCGGATGGCGAGGACGTATATAAATACATGGCGTCTAGTATATATAACGTGCCAGTAGACGGGGTAAGCAAAGACCAGAGGTTTGTGGGTAAGACCACAATTCTTGGTGCAGGGTACGGCATGGGCGCACCGAAGTTCCAAGCACAGTTGCAGGGTATGGGTGTGTATATAGAGTTGGACGAAGCTCGGCGCATTATACAAGTGTACCGCGATGCCAATGGCGCGATCAGTCAACTATGGCGCGATGCGAACAACACTGTACAGTACATGCAACGCGGCGACAGCTTACAGTTTGGTAAAGAAGGTGTGTTAAAAGTGGACGCACCTACCAGCTCAATAGTCTTACCTTCTGGCCTACCTATGTTCTATCATGGCTTGGCGGCTGAACGTGGGGAGCGCGGGTACGAGTACACATACAAAACCCGAAAAGGCCCGAACCGTATATACGGCGGCAAGGTAGTGGAGAATGTGTGTCAAGCTATTGCACGTTGTATCATAGGTCACCAAATGTTACTTATTGCCAAGAGATACAAAGTTGTGCTAACAGTACATGATAGCGTTGTGGCCTGTGTTACTGACGAAGAGTTAGATGAAGCACGAGCATATGTTGAAGAATGTATGAGCCAGATACCCGATTGGGCAGAAGGTTTACCCATTACATGCGAGAGCGGCACGGGTAAATCATATGGAGAATGTGAATGACAAAAGTATGGCCGTGGTCTTTCAGTAAAATAAAAGACTTTGAACAATGTCCAAAACAATACTACCATAAACACATCCTAAAGGAGGTGCCATTTGTTCAGACGGAAGCCATACTTTACGGCAACGCGTTTCATAAAATGGCAGAAGACTTTATTGGTAAGGACGCACCGATCCCCGCGAAGTTTAGCTTTGCGACCAAAGCCCTAACATCTTTGAAGAACAGACAGGGTGACAAACTCTGTGAACTAAAGATGGGTCTAACAGAAAACCTAGAAGCCTGTGACTTCTACTCCTCGGACGTTTGGTTTCGTGGGATAGCTGATCTGGTAATAATGGACGACGATGTAGCGACAGTGATCGACTACAAGACAGGCAAGTCGTCTAAGTACGCCGACAAAGGACAGTTGGAGCTAATGGCTCTCTCGCTCATGGCACGTTACCCACAAGTAAAGAAGGTACGTGCAGGGTTGTTGTTTGTAATATGTAATGACTTGGTAAAAGACACATACATGGAGTACGATAAGAGTAAGCTGTGGGAGAAATGGCTCGGCAAGTACGGGCAGATGGAGACTGCAGCTAAAGAGGACATGTGGAACGCACGACCTAACGGGTTATGCAGACGATACTGTCCTATAATCGAATGTGTTCATAACGGAGCTAACTAATGCCATACAAAAACCCCAAAGATCGTCCCAAACAAAAGAACGCACCAGTTGGTAGCAAAACATTTGAAGCCCGTATGGAACGGCAACGTGCAAGACGCGCTATGGATAAGAAGGGTGTGGATAAGAATAAGAACGGCAAAGCCGACAAGCGCGAAGGTAAAGATGTTAGTCACAAGAAAGCCTTGTCAAAAGGTGGGACAAACAAAGACGGCGTACGTGTAGAAAGCCGCAGTAAGAACCGCGCACGTAATTATAAAAAGAAGAAATGATTTAGGGAAATCCCTAAATAGGAGAACACAATGCAGATTATAGATGGTAAGGCGTTGCTGTTGAAGCTACGCAATCCAAAACGTGTCACTGAAGTGATACCAAAAAGCAAAACTGTGGAAGACCACGAGGTGCTAGTCAAGTGGGGCATCGACGAAGCGCACAGTTTGCGGAAGCTAAACATTGATGTGCCGTCACCTATAAATGGTAGGTACAAGTGGACAGGTAAGTACACACCATTTGACCACCAAAAGAAGACCGCGGCGTTCTTCACCATGAACCAAAAAGGGTTTTGTTTTAACGAACAAGGTACAGGCAAGACCGCCTCGGCTATATGGGCGGCAGACTACCTGATTAAACAGGGCAAGATAAAACGTGTGCTAGTTATATGTCCGTTGTCTATTATGGATAGCGCATGGCGTGAAGACTTATTTACCTTTGCACCGCACCGAAGTGTGTCAATAGCATATGGCGCGGCGAAGAAACGTAGAGAGATTATCGAGCAAGGTTCTGACTTTGTGGTGATAAACTATGACGGAGTTGAGATTGTAGCTGATGCTATAATCAACGGAGGCTTTGATCTAATCATTGTTGACGAGGCTACACACTACAAAAACGCGCAGTCTAAAAGATGGAAGGTGTTGAAGCGGATAGTGACGGATAATACATGGTTATGGATGATGACAGGTACACCTGCCGCGCAGTCACCGCTCGATGCTTACGGCCTAGCCAAGATGGTAAACCCTAACTCAGTACCAAGGTTCTTTGGTTCGTTCCGTGATATGGTGATGACCAAGGTAACGCAGTTTAGGTGGGTGATAAAACCTCATGCCTCGGACACTGTGTTTAACATCTTACAGCCTGCCATACGTTTCACGAAAGAAGAGTGTCTTGATCTACCTGACATGACATACACAAAGCGAGTTGTAGAGCTTACGCGTCAACAGAAGAAATACTACAACCTGCTCAAGAAGAGCATGACCATGAAGGTTGGTGATGACGAGATCACAGGCATCAACGCCGCTGTCATAATGAACAAGCTACTACAAATATCTGCAGGGGCGGTATATACAGACGAAGGTGACACCTTAGAGTTTGACATCAAGCACAGATACAAAGTTCTTAAAGAAGTCATAGACGAGAGCAGTCAAAAGGTGTTGGTATTCGTGCCATTTAAACACACCATTGACATATTGACGGATAAGTTGCGTAATGACGGGGTGACTACAGAGGTAATCAGGGGGGATGTGCCTGTAGCACGACGAACTGATATCTTCAAACGGTTCCAAACAACCCCCGATCCAAGGGTGCTAGTCATCCAACCGCAGTCCGCGGCACACGGTGTTACGTTAACAGCCGCTAACACTGTAGTCTGGTGGGGGCCGACCTCTTCCTTGGAAACATATGCCCAAGCTAACGCTAGGGTTCACAGGTCTGGACAGAAGCACCCGTGCACAGTTGTGCAGTTGCAAGGCTCTGCTGTGGAAAAGCGTGTTTACTCACTTCTCGATAACAGAATAGACGTACACACAAAAATGATAGATTTATACAAAGAAATACTTGACTAGGGTATTCCATACCACTAGAGTATAATTCTCGTTACTAGAGGAGAACGTAAATGACGGATCAATCCGACATCCCTGCGGACAAACTGACAAAAGCCTACATAAAATTAAGGGCAAAAAGAGCAGAGATATCCGCAAAATATAAAGAAGAAGATGGAGCGTTGGTACGCCAACAGGAAATCTTAAAGAATGCGCTTCTGGACTATTGTGAGAACCACAATGTCGAGAGTGTTAGAACCTCCGAGGGTTTGTTTTTTAGGTCTACTAAAACAAAGTATTGGACTAGCGATTGGGAGCAAATGTACAGCTTCATAAAAGAGCATGATGTACCTGAGTTCCTAGACAAACGTCTTAACCAGACCAATGTAAAACAGTTCTTAGAGGAAAACCCAGATGTTCTACCCAAGGGTATGAACGTAGACACAGAGTATGTCATATCAGTAAGGAAAAAATAATGGCAGAACCATTTGTACCAATAGAGGATTTGGCGAAGCATTTCGCAGTGTCCATTTCTACTATCCGTGCGTGGGTGCGGCAGGGGCATATCCCTAAATCCACATACATTAAAATCGGTAACACTTACCGTTTTAATAAAACTTCCGTAACCGAAGCCCTAACAGGTAAGGCCAAAGAAGCAGAACAGGCTGAAATTCGTAACGAGCCTGTAGAAGAACAGTTGGAATTTAACTTCCACGCAGATGCAGACATCTAAGCCAAAAAAGGAGAACGACATTGGCAGAAACATATATCATTGAGGGCATTGAAGCCCTATGGCCGAGAGTAGATCAGACCTACGCGTTTGATAAAAAGGCCAATCGCAGTATGCCTTGCGGCCCACGCGATACCAACGCAGAGTTTTCTATACAATTCCGTATGGATAACCCAACAGCCAAAGCATTGTTCGCGGCTATGAGCGCTTGCTACTTAGCTAGTCGTGAAGATAAGTGGGCAGAGAAGTTGGCTAACCCGTTTGTCAAAGACGATAACGGTTCTATTACGCACAAAGCCACATTGAAGGGCGCGTATAATGGACAAGTCACTGACAAACCAGCCCAGTACGATTCACAGGGTAACACGTTAGCAGAAGACTTTCAGTTGACTACTGGCAGTACAGTGAACGTAGCTGTGCAACTTATCCCGTACGATTTCGGTGGTAAGCAAAGTGTATCTCTACGGCTCAAAGCTGTGCAGGTTATTAAGTATGTACCAATGGAACGCTCTAATCCGTTCCGTGCAGTCGAGGGTGGGTTTGTTATGGACGACCCTAACCCTTTTAAGCCCACCACCAACAATGTGTTGGAGATGAAACCTGCCGTTGAAGAAAGTGACGACATGTTTGAAGAGCCAGTTAAAAAGACCGCTACAAAAGCGGCTGTGGCATCTGCATCTAAAGGTGAACTAGGCGATATCGTGGACAGCATGTTCGACGATGATTGAGTTAAAATCCACGGCTATTTCGGTAGCCGTGGTAACTCTTATGGTATGAGTGGTGGTAATGAAAAATAAAAGGTTTTTAGATTTGGTGTTAGCGCACGAAGGGCAGTATTGCCTGTGGGCTTTGAAGGGCACCAAACCAAACGAACAAATAAAACAACAGTTTTATCCTTCTACAGATGACTTGCTACAGGCGGCGCGTGATCTTGATAACAATGGGTGGAACGCCTTCTTCGCATTAGGTACGTATTTTGACAGTAGTTCCCGTACCGCAAACAACATGCAGTGGATGAAATCGTTCTTCCTAGACTTGGACTGTGGGCCGAATAAAGAGTTCCCGTCTCAAGCGGTGGCGATTGATGAACTACGCAACTTCTGTGAGAACAACGAACTTCCTACACCTACACTCATAAACTCTGGGCGTGGTGTTCATGTATACTGGATACTATCTGAACCTGTTTGCCGCGAAGATTGGTGGCCTGTAGCTGAACGTCTAAAGAAGTTATGTGCAGATCAAGGCTTTGACGCTGACCCATCCCGTACATCTGACGCCGCAGGTATATTACGTGTACCAAGTACCCACAATTATAAATATGACGAGCCGCTACCCGTAGACTTTTATGGGGTAGAAGATTTCGACACCGTAGATTTTGATAAGTTTTCTGTTTTGCTTGGGGACGTACCGATACCAGTACCCCAGAGACGCGAGGCGTCCGCGGTCAACGCGTTCAAAGATGCCATGTATCAGAACTATCGAGGTAGCTTCAAACGTCTGCTGTTAAAAACAAAGAACGGCACGGGCTGTAACCAGATAAAACATATAATAGTCAACCAAGATAGCGTATCGCATGACTTGTGGAGGGCAGGGTTATCTATAGCCAACGTGTGTGAGGATGGTGCAGAAGCCGCTCACCTTATGTCTGCAAAGCACGAAGACTATAATGTGCAAAGTACCCTACGCAAGATGGAGGACACAGGCGGTCCACATTTCTGCAGTACGATAGAACGTCTTAACCCCGAAGGGTGCGAGGGTTGCCCCAACAAAGGTAAGCTGACTACACCTGCGCAGTTGACCAAAGAAGTTAAAGAGGCAACGCCAGAAGATAATATTATAGAGGAAATAGATGGGGATAATACGAAGAGTATAACTATACCTACACTACCAACCCCGTATTTTAGAGGGCAGAACGGTGGCGTTTACTTGCGTGGCACTAACGCGGACGGAGACCCAGAAGAGGTTTGTATATACCACCACGACTTCTACATCACACGTAGGCTACATGACGTGGAGCTTGGGGAAGTTATAGCGTTTGCACTTCACTTGCCAAGAGACGGGGTGCGTGACTTTGTAGTGCCGCTATCCGCAGTTACTTCAAGAGAAGAGTTTCGCAAACACATGTCCATGCAGGGCATAGTAACTTTTGGAAAGGACGTAGATAAACTCATGGCATACACAGCCGCATGGATAAAAGAACTTCAACAGACTACTACTGCTAGTGAAGCACACCAACAGTTCGGGTGGGTTGACGATAAGAAGATGGACGAGTTTGTTCTGGGTGATCAACTTATCACAGCCAATGGTACAGATTATAACCCACCCTCGGCAAAAACTTCGGGGTACATAGATAAGTTTAAACACAAAGGTGTGAAAGAGCGCAGTAGGGAGTTACTTGATTGGTATAATCGTGAGGATATGGAACTACATCAATTCACCGTGTGTGGTGGTTTTGGCACTATACTTATGCCACTTACGGGTCTGTACAGTCTAGGCGTACATCTGTTTGGTGAAACAGGTGGTGGTAAAACAACGGCTATGTATGCGGCGTCATCTATATGGGGTGATCCCCGTGGGCTAACCGCCACTGGCGGAGATACCGTTAACTCGAAAATGAACCAAGCAGAACTTATGCACAACATGATGCTAAACACAGACGAGTTGACAAACTTTACTCCTAAAGAGGCATCAACATACGCGTACCAACTGTCTGAAGGAGTACAGAAAAACCGTATGGCAGGTGGGGGCAACATAGAACGTGTTAGGGGTAAGCCTTGGAGGTTGTTGGCTTTTTCTACGGGCAACACAAGCCTGTACGCGCAAATGTCCATGTATAAAAACAACACTAAAGCCGAAATGCAACGACTGCTAGAGCTACGTGTAGACGAGATGCCTCGTGTTATCGTCAACCAACAAGAAGCAGATGCGCAACTTAGGGATGTGCAACTTAACTATGGTCACTTTGGGCCGGAGTTTGTGCAGTATGTCATAAATAATAAAGATGCCATTGCCGCAGATTACGCGCAGATAAAAGCCAAATTAGATAAAGCGGCAGGGCTTAATAATGTTAACCGCTTCTGGTCTGGGGGGTGCGCGTCTATCTTAACAGGAGCTTTGGCGGCTAAACGTTTAGGTATAATATCCTATGACTTAAAGAAATTATTTAAGTGGGTGGTTAACCAGTTAATTCGAGTAAAAGCGTTTGTTGATGATAGCACGGCGTCTGTTCAAACGTTAATTACAGAATATACAACAGAGCATTGGGGTAGCATCTTAAAGATCAAGAGTACAGACACGGCACAAGCAGTCGATGGTATTGCTCCTATGGTTATACCCGATCAAAACCCAAGAGGTTCTTTGATTGCGCGGTACGAGACAGACACAAACATGTTATACATAGTACCTAAACCGTTCAAGAAATGGCTTGGCGAACAGAAGCTAGACTACCTAAGTACCTTGGAGGGGATGCAAAAAGAGATGGGTGCTGTACGCAAACAGATGCGTTTGAGTAAAGGTACGAACTTCAACCTACCCCCGATACGGGCTATAGCAGTGGAGTTAAAAGGTTTTAATGGTTTACCAGAAGCCCCTGAGACTTGATGATCTCGCGCCTGATGGTGTTAAAATAGTGGTAGATTGGGACGCTATGGTTGCAAACGCTTCGGTGTTTATACCCTGCGTGAATAACGTCAAAGCTGAAAAGCAACTGCTAGATATAGCACAACGCAAAAACTGGAACGTTGAAATACGTGTCCGAATAGAAAATGGAATGTTTGGGGTTCGCATGTGGAGAACTGTGTGATAGGTTACACCTGACAAGCTCGACTATACTTGTCGTTCTCCTCCTGTGCCCCCGCCATTGTGCGGGGGTCTTTTATTGTTTGTACCCATCTCGTAGCATCTCTAAAGCGTTACGATACAGTGGGCTAAGAGTGACCCCGTTGTACATTTCCGCAGAAGTTTTGGCGTGTTGTTCTAACGAACGTTTTATAGATTTAGGTGTTATAGCCGCTTCGGGGTGGCGTTCGTTGAACTTATCTATCTTATCGTACAACGCCATCTCTTCGTCGAAGTCGCCCATACGCTGTGCTATATACAGTTTCTTGTGCAGTGCGGATCGACGTTTGCCTACCGCAATGTCTATACCTTTTGATATACTGTTTTGTTCTTGACGGAATGTGTACTCCGTTGGAGGGAAACCCAAGGCTTGAGCAACTAATTCACCACCTGTCATGTCATCGTAGATAGGGTCTTGGCGTCTTGTGAAAGCACCACCTTGATCTGCGTATCTACCAAACGAGGCTTTGTACGCGTTAGCCACACCTGCAGGAAGTATGTTTTCTATACCGCGTTCGATGTCACCCTCAGAAGACAGTAAGTCAGAACCTCCACGGTACAGGCGGTTAGCTACACTCAGCGCTGGGCCACCTACATAGAACCCTATAGTTTCTTCTAGGGACGGATCATTGTTGAACCTGTTTTCTTGGATTAACAACCCTGTAAGAGCCATACGACTTGCAACATCTATACCTGCGAACTCAGTTATAGCACCTTTGTACCAACCTTCTCCGAAGTATTGCCGTGTTAATGTGTCGAAATCTGCTTCTTCGTCATCCAAGAAGAACAAGTTAGCAATTAGTTTTACTGCGCCGTACAGTGGTAGACCCTGTATACCTGCGAAGAATAACGCCGACCCGTGCATACCGATAAGTTGTTTTACTGCGGCCTTACGTTCGGGTGACCCTTCTTTACCAAACAACTTACCTTTGTCGCTGTCCATAGCAGTCTTAGCTGTTTTCAACATGGTGTAGTACATCTGCAAACCGTAGTTTTTATACATAAACGCAACGCGACCTATACCTTCCCGTGCGATACTCGGAGCAGTCTCTAAGAACGTACCACCGTTCGTCTGTTGTGTATCATATATCGCCATTTGCACGGCTTCTTCTATCTGTGCGGCACTAGGGTTTTTAGTTTTACCCTTTGTCACGCTGTCCAAGGCTAGATTGAACGAAGCCATCAAGGTTACTTGGCGGTTAAGTTGTTCTGCATGGTTAAACAACCAAGCTGATAGCACCGATGCGTTATCTACAGCGTTGCCTATCTTACCACCTTTTTTAATGCGGCTAGTCTCGTTCAACCCCATAGCTTCCGCTAAGAAACCTTGACCTAACAGACCACGTTTCGATGCAGTTTGCACCAAGGCTTCCATGTTGCGTAGCTCGGCTTCTTTACCTTCAGGTAGTTTTAGACCTTTCTTCAGGGTGAAATTACCTTTGTCAGATATATCGTAGAAGTCTAAGATAGAATTTGTCGCCCCGCCGCGCCTGCCACCGAATAACGTGTTCCCATACGCGGATTTGATTGCGTAATAAGTTTTTTTGTACCCATAGCGACCATTTAAAAACGGCGCAACGAACAATGGGATTTGTGATAGGTTGACCAACGCGGAAGATGCGTTGAAGCCGATGGTGTATATGAACGCTGTCTGGTTCAGCCTACGTGCGACCTCCTCTAGGTTCTTTTTGTCCGCACCTTTCCTTGCAAATTCTGAGCGATTTTTTAGCTCGGCTTTTACGTCCTCGAATGCGGCGGTAAGGTTTTTAGCTCTTTTACCAACAAAACTCTTGGCCTCTGGTACAGCTACTTGTTGAAATTCTTTTAAATCTTGTTCGTATTGCCGTAGCAGAGCGCCATATTTTAATTTAGCTGTTTGACTTGCTAGGCTGTAGCCCTTTGTCTTGAGAGCATACACAGAATCCTGCATGTAGCCCGGGGTTCCCTTACGTTTCTGCAATGACTTAGCAAACGATGTCTCGGGTAAGGAGTTCAAGAACAGTTTTAAAATCTGATCCCGCACGTCTTTGTCCACACCTTTACTTTCTAAGATGTTCAAGGTGTCGTACGCGAAGCTGGGGTCCACGCCTGTACCTCTGAACGTGTTCGCAGTTACCTCATCAACGATTTCTACATTCTTGTAGTCTTTGTTTGCTCTAAACTGTTTAGCCGCGTCTTCGCGTTCTGCGGCAGTCGTGAATGTCTGCACCACACTAGCTTCTCTCGCAGACTTAGGGTTCTTGACCTCATAACGTAACACGTAGTCGCCTTCACGCATGAGTGGGAAGTACACATCTAACTTACTAGAATCAAATAGCTTGGCGAATATGTCTTTTTTAAGTTTAGCAGAAGCGTCAGGGTCTTGCACCAACTCGTCAATTTGTTTGAGGACAACAGCCTTTAATTTGTCGTACTGATCTTTGTACACGGCTCGCATATCGTTGTACGCTTTCTGCCCGTCTTTGCCCATAGCGTTCCAATCAGCGCGTTGAGCGTTCCATACTTCCAGAAGATCATTGCCGTCATTGTCCATGCGTGGGCTACCATCTTTGTTGATGTACGCACCTTTTGGTTTTGTCGGGTCTACTTGGTATATGGTAGCGCCGTAGTCATTGCTGTAGATCAAACGATCTAAGGCTTCTTTGCGTTTCTGAGCCGCCTCTGGTGTACCTTTACCTAGCGTGGTCAGGATATCACCTATTTTTCTTTCGATTATTTTGTTGGCGGTTTGTATCTCACCACGTTGGTTCGCTACAAGTTCGTCTAGTTTGAAACCCATTCTGCCCAACCCAACAGATTGCGCTATATCTCCAAGCCCCTGCAGGCCAGTTAATTTTAGTAGCAGGTTCTTAGATTTTTTGGAAAACCCTTCGGTTAGGAAGTCTCTCGCGTTGTATCCAAACTGTTTGCGGCTGTCAGCGTTTATGGATTTCTGCGTGGCCTGTACCGCTTCTTTTGCAAACTTCTTGACGCCATCTGCCGTGGTCATCATCGCCATCTGGTTAGCGTTACGGTACTGCGGCGCAGGTGCCAACAGGCCATCCACAAGTGCGTCAACTTGTTGTAGAGCCGTTATGTTAGTAGATTTTATGGACGGCACAAACTTACTGAAGAAGTTCTGCATGATGTTGCGTAGTCTTTGCAACGCAGTAACAGGCTCACCCTTGATGTTTATGCTCGCTAAATCAGAACGGAACTCTGGGTTGCTCATCGCTTCGGCTAAGAACTCGTCTACATCTTGTGCGCCATACGCACTGCCAAGGTAGCCTTGTATATCTTTAAACAGTTTCTTGGTGTCTCTGGCGAACGCACTCTTCGGGTCAGCCAATGATGCGGACATGCCTGCATGGGACATCTCGTGCATTATAGTATGTGTGTTGATACCAGTATCCGCGTCAAGCAGTATTGTGTTGGTTTTTGGATCAAACAACCCTGCAACAGACCTACCATCTTCAGCCTTCAGGTTTTTCTTGACTACTAGCTTCGTATCACCTGCTACAGCGGCGAACCTTCTGGCTAATTCTTGTATTTGTCTTACAGGATTTGTACGTGCCACATTTGATAGCACATCGCCCAAGTCACCTTTTTCAACTGCCTCAACTACGGCAGGGTTCATAGGTATGTCTAGCCCTACTACTGCACCTAAATCCAAAGCCATACGACCAAACGAAGGGTCGTCCATAGCTTTTTCAACTGCAGCTTTGTTAGGGTACAAGTCAGGATAATCTTTGACTAATTCTTTCGGGTCAGCGTAACCACCTACGATAGCCGCTTCTAAACTCTTACGATCTTGTAGTATGCCCTTTTCGTACGCGTCCATAACACGATCAGGTCCACCTTCAAACACTACAGTGCGAACTTGGTTTAGCTGTATTTCTCTGGCACGACGATCTAGTTTTTCGTTGGCTTCTTTACTTAGGTTAGCCCGTGCCCATGCAACTGCTCTATCTGCAGATGAAAGTTCTCCTTTTTTGGTAGGAGTACCACCCATAGACTTCCTAGCTTTTACGTCTAGCTTGTTAGCGGCGTCTGTATCTTTTACTACGTTACCTTTTTTGTCCTTGTAAGTAGTCGCTTGTTTGGCAAGAGGCGTAGCGTTTATCTGATCGTAAAGTGCCATACTAAGCCCATCAAACGGGTTCGGATACGCACGTAGATACGCAACAACAGGCGCGTCTTCTTTCTTACTTTTGTCGCTCTTGGTAGAACCTTGTAAGATTTTGTTCTTTATCTTCTTGTTGTCTGGGTCACCAAATGGGTTGGTCGTTGGAATCTCTTGCTTACCACCAAATACTGCTTTTACTTCGGCAGGAGTTTCTTCTTTATACAAACGAGCAACTTGTTTAGCCTCAGATTCTTTTGGTTTAGGACGTGCGACACCTTTAATCCCTGCAGGAATAGGGCCACGTTTAGCGCCTTTCGGTGTTGCTTTTCCACCTAGTGTATTACGGCGCGGCGTTGCTCCGTCACCAATGACTCCATCACCAAGCACAGGTGATCCCACTCTTCTGT